GGAAAACAAAGAGCAGGAAGCCACCATCCGCAGAATCCTCGCTGAGGCGAATTGCAATGAGACGCTGCTGGAAGCCGGAACGCGCGGCGCGGTCGGTTCGATTGCCGTCATGTTCCAGGTACTGCGAGGTCGGGTTTTCCTGCGCGTGCTCGATACCGATGCGCTGACACCGACATGGGACGCGGAAGCGCCTGACACGCTGGCCTCTGTCACCGAGCGCTATCAAGTCAAGGGTGCCGCGCTGGCTGAGCTTGGTTATGCCATTGCGCCGGCGGACTTAGCCGCCACATTTTGGTTTCAGCGCACATGGGATAGTCAAGCAGAAACGTGGTACCAGCCGCAGAAAATCACCGTCAAGGTGCAGCCGAAGACCGACAATAAGCGCACCGTACAGCACAAACTCGGTTTTGTGCCGATCGCCTGGATCAAAAATCTACCGGGTGGTGACGGCATAGACGGGATGCCGACAATTACTGGCGAGGCGATCGATTGCCAGATCGAGGTCGACTACCAGCTCTCGCAAGCTGGGCGAGCCCTGAAGTTCATGGGCGATCCGACCTTGGTGATCAAGGAAAACTCACCGGAAGATGGGCCGCGCGTCAAAGGCGCAGCGAATGCCTTAAGCGTCCCCGAATCTGGTGATGCCAAACTGCTGGAGATCAGCGGTGAAGCGAGCGCTGCCGTTATTGAGTACGTCAAGCATCTCCGCGAAGTCGCGTTGGAATCCTTGCACGGCAACCGCGCGACGAATGAAAAGATCGCCTCTGCACAGTCTGGTAAAGCAATGGAACTGATGAACCAGCCGCTGATCTGGCTCACTGGAAAGCTCCGCATCAGCTACGGCGGAGCACTGGTCGAGTTGGCGATGATGATCATCAAGGCATCGAAAGTGATTGGTCTTGTGTTCCGGGATGGGACGGCGGCCGGCGCGTTTGACCAGAAGGAGCCGACACTGGCTTGGCCGAGGTGGTTTGCGCCAACCCTCCACGAACTGCAATCACGCGCCGCCACTCTCGTGCAGATCACATCTGCCGGCTTGATGAGCCGTGAGACGGCCATCGGAATTCTCTGCGCAGAATACGGTGTCGAGGATGCGGATGCGGAAAAAGTACTGGCTGATGCCGAACTTGTCGCCCGCAACGCTAACGCCAAGGTGCAAGTCGCCATCGCAGAATAAGTTTCCCATGTCGGTTGATCCGACATGTCCTCAACGGCCCGCTTGATGCGGGCTTTTTTATTGGAGAGCTAGATGCTCATCAAGCGCCACTTTTACCCGCTCCGCAATCAAGACGATCCCGCCGGTGGTGGTTCTGCTCCAGTAGTGCCGCCGAAACCCGCCGCTCCTGCTCCGGCGGCTCCTGTTCCAGTCGTGCCGCCTCCTCCCGAGCAGAAGACAAATTTCAGCTTGGAATATGTCCAGGAACTCCGGGCGGAAAACGCTAAGTACCGGACGACTGCCAAGGAAGCCAAAGACGCGGCCGATGCTGCCGCTACCAAGGCGCAAGAGGCAGAAACCGCAGCAACTGCCAGGATCACGGCGGCCGAAGTCAAGGCCAACGAACGCATCATCCGCGCCGAACTGAAGGCTGAGGCCATCAAGGCGGGAATGGTCGATCTGGACGGACTGAAGCTCGCCGACCTGACTACGGTCAAGCTCGATGACAAGGGCGAAGTCGTTGGCGCAGCCGAAATGATGAAGGCGCTCAAAGAGTCGAAGCCGTACCTGTTCGGGCAAACGAGCACCACCACGCAGACGAATACTTCGGTACCGAAAAAAGAAGAGCCGAAGCCGTTCAATGCGCGCACTGCAACCGATGAAGAGCGTGCAGCAAAGGCTAAAGAACTTGGGCTCACGTTGAAAAAACGCTGAGCCGAACCGCGCGAAAGTATCCGCGCAACCCCGTGAGTCCTGACGACGAGGGGAGATGCAGCAGATTCACCCTCCCTTCGCTTTCTTTAAGGACACATCATGGCTTTCAATAATCTACCCGCCTCGCTGCAAAGCGCCATCCAGACTGGCTTTCTGGAACATCAATTCGGTCTCCCGCTGCGCGCCAAACTCGGCTTCCGCGCGATCGCTGACCGCGAACCCTTCACTGCGAACATCGGTGAGACCATCACCAAGACCCGTACCGGCCTCCTGCCGGCGATCAGCACGCCCATGGCGCCCGCGGTCAACTCGGACATCACCAGCGGCTTGACTCCGCAGAATTACGGCGTCGAGCAGTACGTCCTCAGCGTTGCTCAGTACGGCGCGAACATGCAGCTCAACATCGTGACCCAGCGCGTGGCGATCGCCGACTTCTACCTGCGCAATGCCTATGCCCTGGGCGAACAGGCTTTCCGCTCGGTCGATACCATCGCGCAGTTGGCCGTGTTCAACGCATACATGGGCGGCAATACCCGCGTCAAGACCACACTGGGCGCTCCTGCTGTGACAATCGCCGTCGATGACATCCGCGGCTTCATGACCACGGTCAATAGCGCCGGCCAGCCGGTAACCGTCAGTGTGGCGAACCCGGTCAATGTGGTGGTCGGACAGGATGTGTATTCCTTGACTGGATACCTGGCAGATGGCGTCAATGTTTCGACTGCCCCCGCCGGCATCAGCGGCACCCTGACATTCTCGGCCAATGTGACCGTAGCTGACGCGACTGCAGGGAATGCCGTTGTTTCTGCCGTCGCTCCGGTCGTGATCCGCCCGACGGTGACCGCAACCAACGTGCAGGCCGCCACGACTGCCGCGATCGCCGCCGCCAATGATGTCAATAACGGCAAGCTGACCATGGGCATGATTCTGGAGGCTAAGGCCACCATGTCCGCGAACGGGGTTCCTCCGGTCGATGCCACGGGGATGTACAACCTGTATCTTGACCCGCTCCAGGCGACGGGTCTCTACAGCGATCCCGCGTTCCAGTATTTCTTCCGTGGGCAAGTCACCACCGAAGAATACAAGCGCGGCGTCATTGCCGAGATGCTCGGTGTCCACCTCCAGGAGACCAACCTCAACCCGGTACAGACGCTCGCCGGCGTCGGCACCGTGCGCCGTGCTGTGCTCTGCGGCCAGGGTGCGCTGGTTGAGGGCGAATTCACCAGTGACGCTTATTCCGAGGCCACTGGCACCGACGACGAGGACATGATCACCGTCATCGATGGCGTCGCTCACGTCACGCGTGAGCCGCTGGATGCGCTGAAGCAGGTCGTTACCCAGACCTGGTCGTACATCGGCGGATTCGTCGCGCCGACGGACATCACCACGACCTCCGCCACCATCCCGACGGCGAATAGTTCGGCTCTCAAGCGGGCAATCGTCCTCGAATCGTTGTAAGCAAACCGGGGCGGCCAGGTGCTGCCCCGTTTTTTCCAGGAGATGAATATGGCTCGACCCTACAATCGCCAACCGACACAGCCCGAAGATGCGCAGCCGGATCAAGTTGCACAGCCCGAAGATGCGCAGCCGCAGTCTTTCGTGCTCGCCCGGAATCACGGTATGGTCGTCGCCGGCCGTAGTCAGTATTACGAGCGCGGTCTGTCGCTCGATCCCGACAAAGACGCAACCCTGATTTCCTCTCTCGTGCGTTCAGGCGCGACGTTCGAGTAAGCAATGGCTTTCATCCCTTTCACCTTCACTGACGCCCAACTGGTCGATATTCGCCGATTCTGCGGGTATCCGGCTTTGGGTGATGGTGCCGTCGTGTTCCCGTTCCCGTGGATCATGAAGCAGTATCTGGCGCTCGAATATCGCCTGCAGCACATCAGCACCGACGAGGGCGCCGTTGTGGTCACCACCTACTTGGCGAACCTCACCACGCTGGAATCGGCCGTTCCTGGTGCCGGTACCAATCTGGATACCGACGAAGCCGCGGTATGGAAGCACAACAAGAACGAAGTGAGCGACCGGCTAGCACTCTTCGATAGTTGGCGCCGCCGGCTGTGCCAGTTCCTCGGCGTTCCGCCCGGGCCTCAGATGGCTGGGCAGGGCGGCGGAATATCGCTGGTAGTTTGAGATGACGATCATCGCCTACGACGGCAAGACGCTAGCGGCTGATAAGCGGGCTGAATATTGCGGTTTGGCGCGCACTGTCACCAAAATTTTCCGCCATGAAGGCGCTCTCGTAGGCATCGCAGGCAATGGCGCGCAAGCGCGGGAAATGCTCGCGTGGTATGAACAGGGAGCAAAACACGAGAATTTCCCGCCTTCGCAGCGCGATCGCGACGATTGGGCCTCTTTGATCACCATCACCGATGCAGGAATCTTCAACTACGAACGCACGCCGTATCCATCGCGGATCGAAGATCAATTCATGGCATGGGGATCCGGTCGCGACTATGCCATCACCGCCATGCACCTTGGAAAGTCGGCGCGCGAGGCGGTCGAGATCGCCTGCCTGTTCGACGTGAATTGCGGGAATGGCATCGACACGCTGGCGCTTGAGCCCTGATGGACGGCGCCACGATCCAGGCTCGACTGTACGCGGGCTACGCCAAGGCGGCGCTCCGTATAGGTACGCTACACACGCAATACCGGCCATCTTCGGCAATCACGCCGATCGCCGCCGGCAACGTCATCGCATCAATCCCGGCGAGCTTCAATATCGGCGGGAAATACGCCAATCAACCGAAAGCCGATGTCTGGCTCTGGCAAGCGGTGCTCGACGGATCTGCGGTAGCGATCGGCGATTACCTTATCGGTGCCGAGACTTGGTGCATTGTCGGCATGCAGGCGCTGATGCCGATCATCGCCCTGCGCTGCACGGACACGATCAGTATCAGTCGGGCCGGAACGGTGACGCAAGGGGCCGACGGAGCGCAGCAGGGGACTGTGGCAGTCGCAAGTGGCATTCCATGCTACGTCCAGCTCAAGCGAGACAAGGGATTTTCGGCGCCGACCGGATTCCCAGCGCCCACAAATACAAGCGCGCCGCTCCCGGAATGGCTGATCTACGTATGCCTCGGCGGCGTCACGCCGGCAGGATTTATCAAGGACGGCGACATCATCACGACGTCCGGTGGCCAGAAGTGGCGCATCGATGCCGCGTCGAGCTCCACCGTGATCTGGCAGCTTTCCTGCACGCCGTACAGCCCCGATGCTTGAGGCTGACCTGTCGCTGGTCTTGAATGAGATCGGCCTGATGCTGGAGCGCAGCAACAATTTGCAGCCCGTCCTCGCCAGAATCGGTGCGTCGGAGGTCGAAAACGTCCGGGAACGTATCCAGTCGGAGAAGGATTCGCCGTGGGGAAACCCGTGGGAGCCGTGGGCGCCTTCGACGGCGAAGAGTCGCAAGCGCAAGGGGAACGATGCCCTGGGACTGCTGTTCGATGAGGGCGATCTACTGCGGAGCATCCGCGCCGAGACGCACCTTTACGGCCCACATGGGACGCTCGACATCGGCAGCGATCTGGATTACGCCCTCTACCTACAGGACGGCACCGAGT